AGAAGGTATCGACGTTCTCCACCGACAGTCCGCCTCACGAAGCAGATTGCGAAGCCTTCATCGAAGTTAGTAATAGAAACTGCGTAAGTTTCCGGCGTCGGTTCATCACCTGCGCCCGGTCGTTCTGTCGTCGAGTCACCGCCGCCGCGAGTGACAACATCAAGCACGATCGGTTCCCAGTCTTCATCAATAAAAGACGCGACCGTGCCATCGTCGCGGATTGCGACTTCTCGCCAGCGGTACTTGTCTTGCTCCGATTCCATCTTCTTCGCATAGACGACCATCACCCGTTCCTTCAAGCCGCTCGTTCTTTCTTGCGAAAGTTCGACCGACTCGATGAACGGTCGGAGTGCGTCAAGTCGGCGCATCATCTCGTTGACCTGATTGAATCCAATCGGTCCGAGAGAGCCAGCAGTGAAGCGAGGCAGATCGGTCACGGAGAGAGCATCCGATACTGTAGGTTGATCGCGCCGGTGTTCGCTCTTGCGAAGATATCCTCGTTCGACAAGCGACCGATCGAGAACTCACCAGCGAGCAACTTGATCATCGGGTAAAAGGTTCCGCCGACTCCGTCGGTGCTAGTCAATCCGATCTCGACGTAGTTCGTCGCGTCGGTATTCCGAAAGAAGTACACGCCTCCCGCAGCCGTGTCCGTCTTCGGAATCACTTCCGTAGCCGTACCAACCGCAAGCACTCCGCCCGATCCCTTGCCGTCGGCGAGGTCGATCGAGATCGTTCCTGCGTTGTACGTTTCGCGAAGGTTCCCGTCTGAGATTACGAGTGATCCGCTCATCTTAATTTCGTCGGCCATCGTTGTTCCTAGAAGTTGGTGGAGATATTTCGGAAGTCGGCTTTCGTTCCTGAGAACGGCTGCACCCAGTACACGTCTTTCGCTTTTCCGTTCTCAAGAAACGGCTGTCCGTCCTGATCAACTCGCGGCGACTGCTGGAGATGGTAGTCGCCATCCTCGACGAACGAGTGAGCGACTTGGAAGACATCGACGCCGGTACGTCTAACCGACGCGCCTCTATACAGAACCTTCCCGGCAGGCATACCGAGGAAAGATCGAGAGTTCCGCAAGAACCGGAACGAGCGATAGGTGTCGAGGTCTGGCACGTTGACCGTTTCCGTCAGCGTCACTTCTTGGATGTTCCGTTGGATTGACGTCGGCACTCCACCTCTATCGACCGGAGTACCTCCGACTGAGTTTTCGTCTCCGACAGGATCTCCCTCGGACGGATACGACACACCAGTTCGATACGCCAGAACGAACTCGGCGCGGATCTCTGCGGACGCCTCGACATACCGAACTTCGTTCGGCAGGATTTCCGTCGGCGTAACTTCCGCAGGCTCGGAGATGCTTCCTCCGCTGATCTGTTCGTACGTCCACTCGATCTTCCAGAGATCGGTATGGCCGCTGACAAGCGTGAGCGTAAAGTCGCGAGCGATCAGACCGGGAAAGTCGGGATGCCGTTCGTACTTCCTCGGCAGAACTCCAGTACCGAAGAGATCGAAGACGTCGCCCGGATTACTGTATCCGCTCGCGTGAAACACCCGGCGACCGTTGCCGCGTCCGCCGCTCGTCGTGATCGAACGAGACTCCATGAACTCAGTGACGAAAGTCATACGAGACCTGCTCCAATCCCTGCGGTGTTGCGAACGATCTCAGCGAGTAGTTCTTTCGATGCCGTCGATATCTTCGTGAGCAGTTTCGCTTCGTTGAGTTCCGCCGATGCTCCGGTCGTGAACGAACCGCCAGCCGTCGAGAAGGACGCGGTCGCCTGCGATACTCTCTTCGATGCGTCGGCTCTTGCCTTCGCGACTTCCTGCTCGGCGTTGCTAATCTTCTTCACGAGTTCGAGATGCTTCTCTAACTCTTTGGCTTTCTCCTTTTCGATCTCAAGTCTCTCCGATTCTTTCTTCTTTGCTTCTTCTTCGAGTTCCATCATAGTTGCGTGATGGTCTTCGGCTTGCTTGTTTAGTTCTTCCTTTCGCTTTGCAACCTCTTCGAGCCTTTTAGTCTCGGCGATCTTGATCTGCTCTTGTTGTTGTAATGTCGTAATCTGAGTTCTGAGTGCAGCCTTTGCTTTAATTCTCTCCAGTTCCTTTTGATGATCCTCCATCGCGTCAACTTGCAAAGCGAGACTCTCGGCCTGAGCGAGATGCGAGTCTTTGATCTCCTGCTTCCTCGCTTTAAAAGTATCCTCCGCCGCCTTCTTTTCTAGTTCGGATTCTTGTCTGATCGTTAAGAATTTCACATTGAGGCGAGCCGTTGCAATCTGCTCTTCGGTCTTGCCTTGAAGCCTTGCCAGTTCCGCCATATCAGAGACGCGAGTCTCTCTGGCGGCGATCTGCTTTTGCATTCTCTGGAGAGCGATCGAGAGTTCCAAGATCTCTTCGCGAGTATCGGTTGCTTCTTCGCCCGCGTATTTCAAAGCATCAGCAAAGTCGAAGATCGAAGTCGCGAGCGGTCCGATGATTGGGATCGACTTTAGTGCCGCGATCATTCCCTCGGTATCGCCAGCCATTCCTCGGATTGCCGCACCGCCAACCTTGAACGCAGCCTCGGCAAGAAACAACGTCGCCGCAACCTTTGCGATCTTGTCGATCAGCGGCTTGACGCCGCCTTCGGCTGCATCCTTCGTAGCGGTTTCCATCTTCTCCGACGACTTCTCGACGGCGCGTTGAGCGTCCTTCATTCCCTTTTCGAGATCGTCAATCCTTGCGGTGAGTTGGAGTTCGAGTTCAAAGTCAGCCATGTATACGCCTCATCTGATCGTCTACGAAAGACCGATGATCGCCGACCGGCGATCCGCTTCCAGATTCCCGCTTGAGCATCTTGATGATCTGATCGAGATACTCGTTGAACTCGTCGATCGGAAGCGACATCGGGTTGCCGACGCCGGGTAGATACTTCGCGATCCATGCTGACTCCGCGATCCATTCTCGGATCACGCCTGCGCCTTTCCCTCGGCACTCCCTTCGGCCTTCTCTTCGAGTTCGACGCCGATGCAGCCGAGCGCGAGTCGGCTCATCTCGTCAGGCGAGATCGACGCGAACTGCTGCGGTAGTTCTCCGCCCATCGCATCGGTGACGATCTCGATCGCTCCTTCAACGGAGAACGCCGAGCGGACGATCACGCTCGACAAGCCGCACTCCTTCCGATGCTCTCGGAGTTGGTCGAGACGCTGCTCGGCATCGACTCCGGCATCGTTCAGATCCGCGACGAGATCGAGTCGGTCACGCTCGAAGCGTCGAGTCGAGAGGTCGATGATCTGCTGGATTCGGAGTCGAGGGACGAGCGTCGTCTCTCCTCCAATCGTGATCGGGATCGGGTTCATTCACTTTCCTTTCTTTACCATGCCGAACGGGGCGACCTGTATCGACTCCGCTCGTTCCGTCTCGATACGATCGAGAACGGATTCGTCGAGAAGTTTGATCGAACGCTTCGCCGCCGCGACCGCTTTCTCATGCGAGATCCCACCGGGCGAAACCCGGATAGTCTGCGACGAGCCATCGACGAAGAAGAACCGCACACGCCAGTCGCTCGACTTCGGTTCGATGATCTTGTTCCTGATCAACCCGTTCTGATCCATCAGGCTTCTAGCCATGCGACGGTTGGACCGTTTGCGTCGTCCTGCTCGAAGTTGAACGAGACCGTCGAGTCGCCGTCCTGCGAGACGCTGAACGCCGTTGAGTTGACGACCGCATCAAACGTGAACGTGCATCCGGTCGCAACGGTCAGAATGATACCGGCGGCGGCTCCCAACTCGGCGTTGATGCCGGTCGGGTCATGGCTTGCATCACCGTACTTGGAGAAGCCGCCAGCCGACCCGGTGATGTCGATCACCTTCGATGCTCGACGACGGTGGCCCGTATCGCCGAAGCCGGTGACGACCGAAGTCGCACGGGTAAGCGTAGCCGACCACGTGTTGAGTTGAGCCTCGTAATTCGCACCGATTACGACAGTGCCATCCGAACCGTGAGCAAGTGTAGAAGCCATCGAAAGTTCCTTCAGGAGTTGATCGCGGCGACGATCTCGAAAGTAGAATCAGCCCGGAACGCTTCGCCGTCAAGTTCCGGGACACCTCGCGAGAGGTTGCGAATATAGCCTCGGTCATGGTTCGCCACAACGACGTCGATCTGATCGAGGTTCTCGTACACCAGTTTCTCTATGTCTACTATCGAATCTGCACCCGCTTCGGACTTCGTAAAGACCGAGACGGTGAACGATCCGATCTCTCGAACATCTCCGCCGAAGAACCGCTCAGTGTCAACCGAGTCAAACGAGTACACGACGAGAGGGAGCGTCGTCCGAGCAGGAGCCTCGATCGCGAAGATCCGATCGGAGACCGCCGTGCGGAGCGGGTTCGTCCCAGACTCGGACAGGTCGTAGGTCAGCCGGGCGTA